AACGGATGCTAACGGATGCTAACGGATGGTAACGGGTGGTAACGGATGCTAACGGATGCTAACGGATGGTAACGGGTGGTAAGGGGTGCTAACGAGTGGTAACGAGTGGTAACGAATGCCAAGGCGAGTCAAACAGCCTCACGGAGGTGAAACAAATCAATGGTTGCCGGGAGAAAGCGGCAATCCGAATGGCCGTCCTCGCAAGTTGGTCAGCAGCGTACTTAAAGGCATGAAGGAAGCGGGTGTGGAACCCGTGAGCGCAATACAAGTGGCCGAGGTGATGGAAACAATGCTCAATGCGACCAAAGCGGAACTCGTCGCCACCGCACAAGACGAGACACAGCCGTTCCTTCTACGCATCACAGCGAAGGAACTGCTGTCAAAGCAAGGCTGGTTCGTTCTATCATCAATGTTAGACCGCTCTCACGGCAAGCCTTCACAACGCTCATCGGCAGACCTATACACACAAGCGGACAGGCGCACAATCATTGAGTTGCCAAACGGGCTATCGATTGACCTCTAATGTTCGGGAAACCCGAAAGAATGTACGTGTTCTATGGGCGTAACCGCTACAATCAACAACGAGACGAACCCCAAACAGGTGCAAGCGTTCACGCGCCTGATGGAGATGGTGGCGTACTACGAGGGTAGGCGGAAGAACACATTGCCCAAGAACTACAAGCCGAAGCCGCACATGACCAAGAGGCAATTCTTCTACGGTGGCGGCATCCGTGGCGGCAAGACGTTCTTGTATTTGATTGTGCTGGTGTTGCTTGCAAAGCGGTATCCGAAGACCCGTTGGCACATCGTTCGCGCCTCTATGCCCGACTTGACGCGGAACACGGAGCCAAGCCTGTTGAAGATATTGGGTGACGCTGATGTGACGTGGAAGCGAGGCGGGTTGGAATACCACGTTCAATTCAGCAACGGGTCACGCATCTACTTCATGTCCGAGAACTATGCGCGTGACCCCGACCTCAATCGCTTCAAAGGGTTGGAGACGAACGGCTTTCTACTTGAACAAGTGGAGGAGTTGCGGCAAGAGACATACGACAAAGCATTGGAGCGCGTGGGCAGTTACTACGTTGAAGACATGCCTCCGCCAATCGTGCTTGCCACATTCAATCCCGCGTTCAATTGGGTCAAAGACATCATCCACGACCGATGGATGCAAGACCCTGACAGCGTTCCGTTTGACTACACTACAGCACTCGCCAAGGACAACGCGAAGGTGACCGAGGAGCAATGGGAGCAATGGAAGAACCTTGACCCAGCCACATATGCGCGCTTCATTGAAGGTCTGTGGGAAGCGGACTTGAAAGGTCGCTTCATGTACGGCTTCGATGAGAAGAAGCACATTGCTGCCGTGGAGTATGATGCGCAATGGCCGCTGTTCATCAGTTTCGACTTCAACGTAGACCCAGCGTGTTGCATCTTGTTTCAGACAGACCAAGAGACGTGGTTCCACATCATTGATGAGGTTCGCCTTGAGAACGCGGATACCCCGACCGTGTGTGATGCCATCAAGTTGAGGTATGCACATCTTCAGCCGGAGATATACGTCACGGGTGACGCAAGCGGCATAGCAAGGATGAGCGGGTTGCGCAACCATTTGAGTCAGTACAACGTGATAGCCAACGAACTTCAGTTGAGTGATGACCGCTTCGTGTTGTCAGCAAGCAATCCGGGCATCAGCGACAGCCGTATGTTCTGCAACTCCGTGTGGACACGCTTTCCGAAGGTGCGCATACACCCGCGATGCAAGTGGACGAAGCACGATTTGAACTTCGTTGAGATCATGCGAAGCAGCGAAGGCGAGGTTAAGATTAAGAAGACGGGCAAGTTGAAGCACGCTCCTCTTGGCGCGGAGAGTATGGGCCACTTGCTTGATTGCACGCGATACGCCATGCACAACACGCTCTTCGACTTTGTCCAATTGCCGAAGAGTTGACGTGATACCTTGCGATGATGAACAGGCGATACGTTGATAGGCCAATGGAGTTCGTGGCACGCGTCACGCCCGAACCCAACGAATGCTATCCGTGCGAGGTCTACGAAAAGGTCGTGGCTCTGCAAACGATTGAAGAAGGTGTTGAGTACGATGTCGTGTATACGGTGGTGCTGTGCTTGAATTGAACGCTATGGACAAACGAACGTGGACAGACCAATACGGGGTGGAGCATGAGGCGTCGCTCATGTACACCGACAGCAAGGGAAGCAAGTGGTACGCCTTCGACAAGCCCTTGGCAATGCCAGCGGCACGCGCTGTGAGCGCGGAACTCGCGGCTGAATGGGCATTGATGAACTTCACCCCTGCTGACTTGCTGGCCTACATCAACAAGATGAAGGAGATGGGCAACAAGGGTCAGGTGGTTGATATGTTCGGAACGCTACACTACATGGAGCAGCGTGTGCAATGGGCGATGGAGGCGAGAAGCATGCTTGAACTCGCGAAATGCTACTTCGTGATGGATGATGAGCCGTTGCAGATGCAGACGGAGAAGCATGATGAATTGAAGGAGGCGAGGTGGAAGGAAGACCCGGAGTGCCGTGGTTTTTTTTTGCGGCAAGCATTCGTCATCACCAAAGGCTATTCGGGCTTCTCCGAGATAGACATCCAAGACTATTTGAAGGCGCAGGAGGTGATACATCTGCGCAGGGTCGCGGAGGACTTGAGAAAGCAAGAGCCAAGCGGAGGTGGAGGTGGGCGCAAGAAGTTCTTTATGAAAAGAGGGAGGACTTGAATGCGCAAGCGTTCATGGTGTGCAAACGGCTACCAAGTGAGGTTGACAGATTGTTGGGTGGCACGGCAGAGAACTACTATCAAACCGTGAGTACCTTCGTGCGGCTATCCGACTTGCAACAACAGGCGAGTGAGGTAGACGATAACGATGGCGGTTGAGAACATCATATTCCGCATCACAACCGAGGTCACCGACAAGGAAGGCCCGGTTGTACTTGCCGCGTCAATAGAGAAACTCGACAAGGAGTACACAGACGCGCAGAAGAAGGTTACCGCCTTCAACAACGAGGTCAACAAGGGAGCAACAGGCGCGAACGCGTCCGCGCAAGCCGCGAACAACGCGGCTAAAGGCGCACAGACCCTTGGCAATACGGTTCAAGGTGCCGCGAATGGTATGCGCGGGCTTGGCGCGGCAACACAAGGGGCCGGACAAGCCGTGAACAACACGGGCGCAAGCGCACGCAAGGCGGCTCAAGACATGGGGAACCTTGGCAAAGCGTCCAAGGAAACGGGAGGCATCATTGCCGAGAGCGTGAAGCAGTTTGCGCAATTCTTTGCAATCGATGCAATCGTTCGCGGAGTGTTCAACACCATCAGCGGTGGCGTTGACAGCATCATTGAGTTCGACGATGCTCTTGCTGAACTCTCGTCCATCACGGGCGCAACCGGAACAGACCTTGACTTCCTTCGTGAAGCGTCAATTCGGTTCAGCCAAGAGACCACGGTGGGGGCATCCGACGTAGCCAAGGCATTCACGGCCATCGGCAGCGCACGTCCTGACCTATTGAAGAACAAGGAAGCGTTGTCGGAGGTGACGCGTGAGGCTATCACGCTATCCGAAGCCGCCAAGATTGACCTTGCAACGGCTGGTGCGGCAGTTGCTGGCGCGTTGAACCAATTCAACCTTCCCGCTTCGGAGAGCGGTCGCATTATCAACGTGCTTGCGGCTGGCTCACTTGAAGGCGCGGCCAATATCAGCGAGGTAGGTGAGACGATTGACAAGGTCGGAACCGTGCTTGCGGCCAACAACGTCACCATTGAGCAAGGCGTTGCCCTGACCGAAACATTGGCGGAGAAGAACTTGAAAGGTGCGGAAGCGGGAACGCAGTTAAGGAACATCGTTCTCCGCCTTGTACAATCCGGCAAGGGCTTCGTAGATGGGCAATTCAACATCAATGCGGCACTGGAACAGACGCGAAAAGAGTTTGAAGGCATACAAGACCCCGTGAAGCGTGCGGAAGCACAGGTCAAACTATTCGGCCTTGAGTCCGTGACGGCAGCGAACATCCTTCTGAACAACACAAGCACATTTGAACGCCTCACGACAGCGGTTACGGGTACAGATGTGGCATACAGGCAAGCCGAGACGAACAATGCTACGCTGGCGGCATCGTTAGCCAAGTTGGGCAACGCGGTTGAGAACGTCTTTCTTGGCTTTACACAAACATCATCCGTAGCGGGGCGTGCCATCAATTTCCTTGCGGAGAACCTTGAAAGCATCGTTAAGGTTGTCGGGTCGGGTATAATTGCCTTTACCGCTTATCGCGCCATTGTGGCGAGTTTGCTTGTTCTGAAGAAGGCATATCAGGCAACCGTAGCCGCTGTCACCGTTGTGAAGCGGCTGTATACTATTGCGACCACCAATGCTGCTGGCGCAACCCGTGCATTGAATATCGCAACGAATGCAACACCGTGGGGCTTGCTGATTGGCGGTATTGCCGCTGTGGTGAGTGCGCTCGTGCTGTTCAATGACGAAACGGAGAAAGCAAATAAGAACCAGAAAGACCTCAACGACAAGACGAAGGAGGCAATTGCGCTTCGCCTTCGGCTTGCGACAGCAGGGGCGGACGTGAATTCGCAAGTCAATGCAAGGGCGGCATTAGATACCGAACAACTCCAAGCCCTATCAGCAAACATTGACCAGCAGATAGCCGAGTATGACAGGCTTGCCGTTGAGGTCGCTGGCAAAGAAACTGCGTCAGCGGGTGCCATCGAAAAGGCGCGAGAAGAACGCAACCAAAAGATATTGGAACTGGAAAAGGAACTTGCAACGGAGCAAGACCAATTGCGGAGGTTTGATATTCAATTGCAGATTGACAATTTGAAAGATGCCGCATCGGATAGGCGAGAGGTAACGCGTATAGCAGGAGTAGCCATTACGCTTGACGAAGCGACACAGAACAAGAAGCGTCTCGAAGGTCAAAAGAAGTTGGTGGAAGACACCTTGAAGGAACGCAAGAAATTAGAGGGCAAGGGAACAGGAACGACAAGCGACAAGGCGGCAGAAACACCAGCCCTTGCCGGAAGTATTAAAGCGTTGCAAGACGAGCAAAAGAAACTTCAGAACATCTTGACTGACAAGGTGAAGATTGGAAGCGAGGAGTTCAACAAGGTTCGCGACCAATACATTGATGTCACCAAGCGATTGAAGGAAGCGCAAGACCTATTGGGTGAGAAGGAGGTATTCCCGGCAGGGTCATTGAATGCTTTGAACGCTGAATTGCGCACGCTCAAGACAGCATTGGATAACCTACCGGGAGATGCGACCAACTTTGATGAGGTATCCGCGAAAGTCAAAGTATTGCAAGCGGAGATTGACAAGTTGAACAAGAAGATTGCGGGGGCGGACGAGGCCGACCCCAAAGCAAGGCTCAACCGCTTGCAAGAAGAGGAGCGCACAACATTGGCCTTCGCTGACCTTGACCAACAAGCCAAGGTCACGCTGGCGCAGAACGCCAAGGCATCACAAGACGAACTTGACAAGATTGAACGCGATGGAAACCGAGAGCGTTTGGTTCTTCAGTTAGACTTTGCTCGGAGAAAGTTGGAGATATTGCAAGCATCAGGCATTGCCACGGAGGATGACATAACAGAGCAGACCAACAGGGTGAGGGAACTTGAAGCAACGCTGAACCTACCCGCCTCGAAACCAAAGAGCGATGCGGATATACGGAGAGAGTACGTTGCCGGGGTTGCTGAAGACGCGCAGAAGATTGCACAACTTGGCATAGACGCGTGGAAGGCATGGTCAGACGCTCAACAGCAATCGCTCGACCTTCAGATACAAGCACAGGAAGGCAGGGTACAAGAGGCGCGTGAACTTGCCGACAAGGGCAACGCAACGGTGCTTGAGCAAGAGAAGAAACGTCTTCAACAACTCAACGATGAGCGAAAGCGTGCCGCTCGTCAGAGCCTTGCCATTGCGCAACTTGAAGCCGCTGCTGCCGGAGCGGTTGCCATTGCCCGTGCTGCGGCAGAGGGAGGTGGCTTCTTGACTGCGGTGACCATTGCATCCACAATCATTGCGTTGACGGCAGGCCTTGCGCAGGCGCGTGCGCTCACAACATCATCCATACCAGCGTTCCGCAAGGGTGGTAGTGCAGATTGGTCGCGCCTTGGCGGATACACAGGTTCGGGAAATCCCGACAATATCTCCAATGTTCTTGGGGGAAAGCCGTACATCTACCACGCAAATGAATACATCATGCCGCATGAAGTCGTGAGCGTTGGAGACAACAAGCGTTGGCTTGAGCAAATCCATCGCGGACGCGTAGACATTGGCAAGATGCTTGGCAAGAACAAGGGCGTGAAGATTGGTATTGATGGTGACCGAGGTGCTGACAGGATTGTGAAGGCGATTGAGTCACAGCCGCGCACGTCCGTGTACATGGACGGAGAAGGCATCAGTATGCTTGTCCAAGGCCACATCCGCAAGACCAATATGCTCAACACCCGCAGATGATACGCCTATACGTCAACAACGTCCTTGTGCCTGACTTCGATATGGACGGGGCGCAAGACATCACAACGAGCATTGATGTTGAGACAGAGGATGGCGAGAGCATCAAGAAGTCAATCACCACGAACATCACGTTCTACGGGGAAACCTACGAGTACATCAAAGCGGAGTTGATTGACCCGGCAGATGGCCTGTTGCGTGAAGTGCCATTCCGTGTTGAGCACGTTTGCGAGGACGAGGCGGTGACCGTGTTCGTCGGTGTCATACAAGGGCAAACGATAGCATGGTGTGAAGGCGAATGCCGCGTTGAATGCACCGCTGTGGAGAAGACCCCGCAGAGCCTGATGATGGACTGCCTCAAGAGCCGCACGGTGTATGCCGGGCTTGAGGATGAGGCGCACCCTCGCATCACATATTGCGATGAGATAAGGCCGGATTGGTTGCACATTACGCTGCTCATCATTGCCCAGATATTGCAACTCGTCATCTTCAATTTTCTGACCCCGGTTTTCTACACCGTCATTGCCTTCGTGACAGTTCTCAATTTGATAATCGACTTCATCAACCTCACGGGTGCTGGCATTGATAACATTGACTTTGATGGCGACGACGAAACGAACACCTTGCAGGAGTTCAATAACTGGGCGGAACAACTTGCCGAACGCATCATCGGCTGTGGCCGTATGCACCCATCAATGCTTATCAGGCGCATCTATCAATACCATTGCCAACAATGCGGAGGTTCTTTCAATTCAAGCATCTTTACCGACCCATCAAGTCAATACTTCAACACGGTTCTGTTCAATGCGCAAGTGAAGAAAGGAACGCGTGAAGAAAGCGGCTCATTGATAAGCGAGAACCTTCCGGTGATGTCTCCGGTGTCGTTGTTGAACAAGTTGAAGACGGTGTTCAATGCAAGGTATGCTGTGCGCACAATTGCGGGTGTTCCTACGCTGGTCTTTGAGCGCAAGGATGCAATCGTTACAACGAGCGTGTGGGTTGACCCAATGGTGTTGAAGGCGGAAGGAAGGCTTGTTGATGGCTTGTGCTACGAATGGGACACAGATGCGCTTCCGGCATACTTGAATTGCGGATACAGCGAAGACCCTTTGGATGAACCCGGCAACGAGGCGCGGAGCGTATATCGAGACATCGTTGAATGGAACCTTCCATTCAATCCAGCGCAGAAAGGCGCATCAGAAATACAATTTGAGTTCGGCATGAGCCGCAACAGGCGCGATGGGTATGAGATTGACACTTTGGACAGCGTCCTTTTCTGGCCTCCAATGGTTGCCGCATCCAATGAATACGGCAACGCGTTGCTGTTGTCACGCGGCCTTGCGGCATTGCCGAAATTGCTGATATGGGATGGCGCATACCCGCGGGGAGGAGTGCAGAACCAATACGTTGCTTACGGAAGGCCACCGGAGATGAACTTCAATTATCCTTTGCACTTCAACGAATGGAACTGCGCCCCGAACACATCATACCCAAGCAACGCTCCCGGCAAGAACCTCTACGGAAGGTTTCATGCAATCGACAATCCAAAGTTGCTCAACACAAGGCGCATCAGGTTCAAGTTTGAGTTCGAGTTCACGCAAGCGCACATCACCTCCATAGACCCGTTTGCCGTTGTTCCGTTGCCAATTGCCGGAGGCATCAACGGATACATCACGAACATCACAATCAACCACAAAGCGGGAACTATCTTGGTCTCCGGAAAAGCATAGCCATGCCATACTCTTGCACCGTCGTATCATGCACGTTCAAGAACCTCTCCGCAGAGGACTTGGGCGTGAAGACGAATAGCAACAGCGATGCCTCCATAGGCGCGAAGGTGCAGATGGAGTTGGAGTACACATCAAGCGAAGACATTGCGCCATCAAGGATACGGTTCAACCCAACGCTATTCACACCATCGTTGCCGCTTGTTGACCCTGTCAGCACCATTGCGGGATATCAGGTTGAGGTTGATGCCGCAGCGATGATTGGAGATGTCATTGCATTGCCGTTTGCCACGGGTTCGGCTTATGAAAGTTGCAATCAGAACGTAGAGGCGGAACTTGAGATACTCGACACAGACCGCGCTGTCATACGCTTCACGTTCGTGATGACAATGGACTTGAGTGCGGCCATCAACGGCACATCATTGCCAAACGAGAAGCGGTTGCTTTCCGTTCATCGCTCTGCTGTGACGATGTTGCCCACAGCATCGCCACAAAGCGTGTATCTCTTCGACAATCGTGGCGTGTATTCGTTCATCCGTTTCCAAAGCGCATCAGGCGAGTTCTTCAACCTACGGCATTGGCAACCTTACGAGTCGCGGTGGTATGCAAAGGGCTTGCCGAACAACACCGTCAATCCGCCACAAGCAGAACTATCAACAGGCTACGGGCATGTGTTCGAGTTGAAGCGCGGTGGGGAGGTTGTCACCACGTTGAGCGTGTATGAGCCTACGGAGGTGTCGCTGTACCTCGTTGACCAATCACCTTCGCTTGCCGTAGGACAGACGTTCTACGCGTATTTGATTGACAATGCCGCAGGGAACAACCTCGCAACATTCCAACAGCAATACGGGTGCGAGACATACGGGAGCGAGGTTGAGTTCGGAACAACGACCGATGGCGATGACCTTGGCGGCAATCTGATTGGCATGACCGCGTGCTATGATGCGGTCACGCATCTATCAACCCCTTCCATTCGTCTGCGCTTCAAGGTTGGCACAGCACTCGATGCTTCTCGCTCGTATTCAATCATCGTTGTCGTGTGCGGCATTCCGGACGTTGGCAACGACACGTTCACCAACTCGTTCATCCTGTACAACATCGCGGCCAACGGAGTTCCATCCGCTCCGCCATTGGACAGCACCCACTTTGAAGGCTCAATCAATGACTACAACACCGACAGCGGCACGGACAATGTGATATCAACCGTGGTTGACCACTTGCGCTGTACCGTGCGCGTGAACCGAGCGGCATACGATGCGTTGCCGCAATCCGTATTGCTTGGTTCCACGTGGAACGATGGCATGCGCAGTATCGTTGTGAAGGTCATTGACGAAGCGACGAACCTCACGATATGGGAGAACACCTACACCAAGATTGGCGGTGTGTGGGGAGGCAACGGCACGAACATCGTACAGGAGGTGCTTGATGGGCCGATGAATGAGTACTCAATATGGCTTCACACGGCATACCCCAACATTGGCGGCAACCCCGATTTCAGCAACGCAAGCATCAAGGTGCTGTGGGCCTTCGTTGTTGAGTTTCCGGATGTTGACAATTGGCGCGTGGAGTATCGTTATCCACAGCGCGTCCTTGTCAACGGCTACGGCAACTTCACGAAGGTCATTGAGAGCATTGAATTGATTGACTATCCTACGGGGATGCCGCTGACCAATCTATGCCAAGGCGACATAGCAATGGTCAAGGTCGTGCTTGACCAGACGCAAGACAACGATGTTGATTGGAACATCCGTGTGAAGTACGCCTACGAGCCATACGGGTTCGTCAGCAACAACGATGTGCGGCCAAGCAACACTCCCGAAGAAGAGTCATACGCAGGGATGTTCGCACAACTCGACCAACCGGAGTTCAGCCTTGTTCCGGCAACCTTTGAGAACGTCGATGGTGTTCTGCAAGCCGCCTTCCTCTTTGATTACAGCAATGTGCCGATAGGTCAGAAGCCTTGCATCTACGTCATTGCCGAACCCGTTGATGGCTTGTGTCCGGAGCCAATCATCAACCTTGCGGTGGCCGTAGATGACTGCATCAACAGCGTCTTCACCATCGAGATTGACGTAGCCAACAGCGAGGTATTCATTGTCGAAGGCTTGGCGTACTCAATCAACAACGGGCCAGTCATCAATGATGTTTCCGGCCCGAACTTCTACATCATTGGGCCGTTCAATTGCACTGACACCGTCAAGGTTGAGGTTATGCGTAGCGGTGACGGGGCCTGTCACTACGACCTTGGCTCATTCGCCAGCGGTTGTGGGCCATGTTGCGACTATCCGAACATGCCAACGATGACCAACGTGCTGTATTGGTGTACGGCTGACGAGCAAGCGGGTCTTGAGGCAGGGTCATCACCCGGAGACACGTTCCTGATACGCGACTTGCTCAACTCTTCACCTCCCGGTGCAACGCTGTTTGAGCAGAACACGGGCAACAAAGCAACGTGGAACGGCTCTTCGTGGGACATTGAGGTGCTTGCGCCCGGAACCGTGGTGTACATCACATCAGCAGGGTCAAGCATCAACGACTATGACAAGTACTTCGTTGTTCGCGGTGCGGCAAACGGCACGGCATTGTATCCAAGCGGCAAGTTCGCCCGTGAATGGCTCTATCCCGTGCGCGATGGCGATAGCGACCCCGCTGGCGGACACAAGGCAATGTCCATAAGCACCTACACGAACATCTACGCGGATGAGAATGACTACAGCGAGTGCCGCGTTGGAACCATTCAAGTGTACTCTCCGTTGCTGTCGGTTTGGATTGACCTTGAAACCGCAAGCGAAGAGAACCTGATGACGGTCGGTGCAATAGATCACGACAACATCGACACCCGTATGGCGTGGTATGGTGGGCCAACGGGTACGTTCTTCCAAGGCTATTCACGCGAACGCTTCTTTGTCTGATGGCAACACCTTCTCCAATACCTCTGACCATTGTTGAGATTGAGAACCCGCGCCTTGCTGAAGAGGCACGCGAGTTCTTCGCTGTGACGGAGGTCGTTTGCTTGCCGCGCAAGTTCCCTTGCCTGACGGTGGAAGACAACCCGGTGTACGGGGACGATGACACCTTCGCGTGCCAAACAGGATGCGATGAGGAGCCGTTCATGTTCATCGTAGAGCCTGACGACACGATACAGATACAATTCCAACTGCCTGACCAAGTCAACGAAGACCCGCAAGACCCTGACAGCGGTTGGTACAACAATGCGGAGGATGAATACTTCATCCGCCTTGAGGTCTTGGACAGCGCAAACACTGTGGTGTTCGATGGCTTCATCAGCGAGATTGCGGACTCATGGTACGTTGGCGCAAATGAAGACGGCATCACGGTTCAGTATGTGAACATCAACGTCAACAGGTTGCTTGAAGAGATAGGAACTGACTGCTTCTACTTCCGCGCCACCGTGTTGCTTGGCGTTGGTGACTACTTGTCGGTAAACCGCGCTGGCCCTGCGCTTCCGGCTGGCCCTTGGCCTATTGGCTTCCGATACTTCCTTAATGCTGGGCTGGAGCAAGGGTACATCTACGAATGGGGCTCAAGCGGGTGGTTTCAAATACGTCCTCCGTTCGTTGATGGTGAATGGATATACATCGCGTCATTGGGTTCGTTCTTTGCCTACAACGAAGCATTGGAGGTGTGGGAGATACAGACAGGAACGCCTCCGGCAGATGAAGAGGCCTTCCAATACTTCTACACCATGTCCTACCGCGTTCGCAAGTGTGACGAACCCGTGGTGCGGTTCAGCGCAACATTGCGCGGTGTTGATTGCATCGGGTTCCTACACGACATTCCGGACATACCACTTGGCGGTGGCGAAGGTGGCCCGTTCCAATGGGACTTCAAGGTTCTCGGTTCGTGCGAAACAATCAAGTTGAATGCGCAGAGGGAACTGACCAAGAACAACAGGCTTGTGTCCGTGCGCGAACGCATGAGCGCACAGGTGAGGACGATTGGGATGCCGAAGAGTGTGGCCTACGTCATTCGCGCAATCCTTGCATCCAAGGAGTTCTACATTGATGGAGTGCAATACCATGAGGCTGGCGAACTTCAGCGGAACAACGATGTTGGAGAACATTGGTGGCTTGACTTTGAGGTGTCGAGAACTGATTGTGACACCTCAACAACATGCTGAAGAGTGAAGTATATTTGCCGTGTACACGATACCCCGTGTGCGTGGCGCAAGCCTGATATCTTGAGGGCAATCGTTCACCCTGATGAATAGAACGAGCAACCTTCAAACCTTCAAACACAATGGCATTTTGCGGAACTGGGTGTGCAAGCCCCATCCCACAGGTTGTTGGTGCCGCGTGCAAGATTGTTACCCGCCCTGCTGGCTTTGACCGAGTCATCTTCAAGCGGTGTGACTACACCTTCACGAACATCACAGACCTCAATGAATGGGCAGCAGCCCTTGCGAATGGCGACATCGGTTCAACGGGCCGAGTACTTGGAAGCAAGCCGAAAGGCTCTGCGACCAAGAGGCGCGTTGCATCGTGCTTGCCCGAGCGAACCACCAACTACACGCGCACGTGGAACTGGAAGGACAGCAATGCTGACTTGGACACGCTGACGGAGTACGACTTCTATCAGCACATTGACGAGAACCAAGACACGCTGAACATCGCTTTCCTGACGTGCGATGGCCTGTTGTACGGCTTCTTCCCCGACTATTCCCTTGACGTGGATGACACGCGCACGGAACCCAATGACGAAGATGCGGTCATTGAGTGCGTGGTCGAGGTTAAGAGCCGCCTCATCAGCAAGCCTGTAAAGGTTCCCGGCCTTGCCGAAATCCTTGCAACGACCGAAAGCGGTTCGTAACCTTCAGTCTATGGCGTTCGATATCAACCGATACGTTCAAGACTTCTTCAACCTCCCCAGCCCACCTCTGCAAGAGAAGTGGGTTGGGGAGTACGAAGCAGTCAGCGTTCACGTCAACGGCATCGTTCCGGTGAAGTTGATTGAGACACGAAGGCCATACGAGGACGAGGACATTGCGCTGTACCGCAGGGCGAACTATGAGCCTGTTACCAAGGGGCCGTTCGCACGGTTCAACAGCGACTTGAGCCGCGTATTCAGCGGTTCACAAGTGAGCGTCAACGTGAACAACGATGACCTCCAAGAGTACATTGAGCAGAACAATTTTGACGGCATGGACTTGCGCTCCTATTGGAGCCGCAAGTTGTGCAAGCGCATGATTGTTGACCCCAATGGTGTGCTTGTTCGTTGGGTTGATGTTGTGCCGGATGCACCCAACGCTCAAGTGCAGCCTCAATTGGTGATGGTGTTGAGCAAGAACATCAAGCACCTGACAGAAGACGTTCTTTCGTGGGAGTCCGAAGAGCGCAGCGAAATCCTTGTGCAGACACGCGATGGGAGCGAGTTGCGCAATGAAGGGGTGGTCTACAACATTGTGGACAAGGTCAACTATTACAAACTGCGGCAGTACGGGCGCAAAGAAGACGCTTCGTTTGAACTGCTCATTCACTATCCACACCGCCTCAACCGCCTACCAATTGACACGCTTGGCGGTGACGAGATTGTGATGACCGACACCCGCACGAACAAGGACAACGTGTGGTTTCAGTCATTCGTGTCCAATGCATTGCCTTACGCGAACGAGTGTGTTCGTCAATGGAGCGACCACCAAGGCGTATTGGTCACGGCTGGCTTCCCCTTGCGCGAGGTTGAAGGCATTGATTGCGCCTACAAGGGATGCCACAACGGATACATCACCGAGAAAGGATTGCACGATGAGGTGACGCGCAAGACGTGTCCATCATGCAAGGGGCGTGGCAAGGTTGCTCCGTTTGGCCCCTACGGGGTACTCATCAGGCGCAGGGCTTCGATGCTTGAAGGCCAAAGCGGAGGCTCTGACCGAGACATGGTCAAGTTCATCAACCCCGACCCAAGCATCCTTGAGTTTGGCAACAAGACGTGGCGTGAATACAAGGCCGACCTTGAGAAGGAGTTGAACCAACTCTTTATCGATGAGGCGCAGAGCGGAGTTGCCAAGAACATAGACCGTGAGCATAAGGTGGCTAAACTCGATACAATCGGGTATCACCTTTACATGGTGCTGATGAAGCGCACGTTGATTGACCTTGCTGAACTCATGTTCTACGGCATCGGAGAGGTTGACATTGAAATCAACCTTCCGCCCACGTTCATTGTGCGAAGCGAGTCTGACTTGACTGCGGAGATGCAAGCATTGAAGCAAGCGGGTGCGCCATTCTCTATGGATGGCATGGTGTGGATGGAGTTCGTTCGCAAGCGGTTTCCGGGCCAAACGGCAACCATCAAGATGATTGAGGTGTTGAGCGACTATGATGTGCTGTTCGGTATGAGCGATGAGGACATTGTCGCACAGCGAGCGGGTGGCATCATTGATGACGTACTTGTACGAAGGCATACTCTTGCCCATGCCGCGCTCAAGCGTCTTGTGCGCGAACTTGGAGCGGAGGTGTTGTATCAGGACAACATCTTTGACTTGATTGACGACAAGGTTGAGGCGTTACTGCCAGCCGCACGATTGGAAGACGTGAGCGAAGTGGAGTCACCCGGAGCGGAGGAGGATGACAACACAGAGATGATTGACGGTATTGTGGCAATGCTTCGCAGGATTGCTGATGCTGACAACCGCATGGCATCAGCAGAGGCAAGCCTTTCAGACTTTGAGGCGGAAGGAATTGCTATTGACCGTGACGAGTTCATGCAACGCGTAATGGCATGAACCAATGTCCCTGTATCAACTCGTCAACGAGAACCAGCGCATAGCCGAAGATGGCGTGCGGCAGTTGCAAGGTCGCTTCAAGCGGCTTGAGCGCGACATGCTTTCTCAACTGAAGGAGTACCTACGCCAACTTCCAACGAAGGGCGGCAAGATTGTAATGGATGAGACCAGCACACGCGTGCTGAACCAACTCAATGGTGTGCTTGGTGAGACCTTGCGCCACAAGGATGTGCGTGATGCAATACGTGGCCTGTTGCCGGAGTTCGACAAGATTGCGGCCAACGTCATCACAATGCATGGCGAAGAGAGCGGGTTGAAAGTTTCGCAATCGTTGCTCACGGACACGCGCAACCGAATGGTGCAGATGACATCCGACAACATCATCTCCAGCGGTTACAACGCAAGGTTTGCTGACCCCGTGCGCAAGGTGTTATTCAATCACATCAATTTCGGGGCTGGCATCCTTGACACGGAGAAGGCATTGCGGACAATCATTGCGCCCACTGACGGCAATGGAGCATTGACGCGTTACGTTGGAGGTGTTGCGCGTGACTCGTTCCATCAGTACGAAGGACAGACGCATAAGCAGATTGCGGAACTCAACGGATTGAAGAATTGGAGGTATGTTGGGAACATCGTCACCACTACGCGACCGCAATGCAGAAGGTGGGTCGGCAAGGATATCATCCTTGGCTCTGAACTTGAGGACGAGGTGAGGTGGGCGCGAAACAATGGAAGCGGTTGGATACCCGGAACAGATGTTGCGCTGTGGCCCATCAATCGCGGTGGCTATAACTGCCGTCACAAGGCGATACCAACACGAAGGGGCGAAGGAGGAAGGCCACAGCAACAACCGACACAGCAACCACAACCCGCACCACAACCAACCCCTGCACCCGCGCCTACACCCGCTCCTACACCCGCGCCTGTGCCAGCCCCTGCGCCACCAGCAATGCCAAGGTTACAGCGCAGAACACCACTTCAACAGCCTGTCATACCTCAACCCGTAAACCAACAACAAACCGCACCTGCGGTAAGGCAATCGAACAAGCCGCAAATAGACCAAGAGAGGTTCTTGGGCGCACGCAACGAAGCAATGAATGCCGCCTACGCGGAAGCCTGTGCAAATCAAGACGGCATTGTTGATGTGATGCGGAAGAATAACACGGTACACGGGTTCTTGAAACCGGGAGAGGAATTGGGCTCCCGCAAACTCAAAGGCAAAGTTGAGAAAGGCAATCCGACCGCGATTCATGGCACCCTCGGCAAAGCGAACGGAATGGCGATGATTAGTAAGGCGGGTGTTGTTACACGATTGCCCGATGACCACACGGTAATTCTCAAGGGTTATGACAATGACATGGCCGAGTTTCAACGCGATGTGGAGGCATGGGGCAAGAAGGTCTCCAAAGGCGATTATTGGGTGTCTGGAGATGGCAATATATGGATGGAAGGTAAGCATCTTGGCAGACGCGATAGGACAGGCAAACCAAGAATATGGAGCGCAAGCACCATTGGCAGACGAGTTGAGAAGAATGTAATAGGCACGGTGACTCACGAGAACGCGCACATCATACATTTTGAGGTGGACAATCCTGTTGTGGTTGCCGGGGAATGGAGTCCCCCCCTTATGGAGAAGCGAGCGCGGTTATGGGGAATAAATTTGGCTGACTCCCCAACGCTGTACGGAGAAACTAATTGGCATGAATTCTGGGCAGAGTCCTTTGCCTGTTACGTTCATGCTCCCGAATGGTTCCGGAAGGAATATCCCAAAGCACATGGCTTCTTTGAGGATATGTTGAAGGCGTATGGCATAGACAAGAACACAATCACACAATACCGCTGATGGACTTTGTCGAACTCTTTCAAAGGGTATCTCGCGAAACGGAAGCAGCCGTTATCGCCAATGATATTGCCGAGTTGAAGCGAATACAACGCTTCATTGATGATTATGAGGGCGAGTTGCCCGATACGGGGTTCGAGTTCTTCAACTGCATGCTCACTTCGGAACAACTTGCGGAGGTATATGGAGAAGATTGATAGACTCATGCGCGGCATACAGATGCTCCACGTTGTTGCCATCGTGGTCATCGTGGCAACAATCATTCTTGTGCTGCTTGAAGTTGCCCCAAAGGACGTTGAGCCGCCCACATCGAAACAGGCGCAACGGCACTACGACAACAGTCAACATTTACAAGTTAGCATTGACTCTTTGGCCCGTGTGAACGCGGAACTTGAGAGGGTATCTTCGTTGTATGAGGACAGCCTACGCTCCATTGATGCGCGGTATGCTCCGCATCGTGCGCGTGTGCGCAATGCCAATGCTGATGGCCTTCGCCACATCCTCGATAGCCTTCGCGCAGGGTACGTTGTCAACCGCGAACGATACCGTGTGCTTCTCGACAGAAGAATTGAGGTTGATAGTTGAGAACGTAAGCACAGGCAACGAAGCCTTGGAGAAGTATGATGCGCTTGTGCGGCTCTACGGCATCAACGCCATTCGACTCAAGAACGAGTCGGCCAAGGCGGAGAAACTTCAACGTGCGAAGAACGAAATGGAAGCCGCCTTCAAGGAGCAAAAGACGCTGACCGACTTGTGGCATGGTGCATACTTGAGCCAGCGCAGAGGAACGAAGCGTTGGAAGGTCGCATCCCTTTTGTTTGGTGGAGTGATGATTGGTTCAATCCTTACCCAATAGCATGGAACTGCGCACCAAGAAGATGCATGAGTCAAACGACTGCACCATCAGCCGCTTGTTCATCAACGGGATACCGTCATGCTTGGTCTTGCAAGATGGCCCAAGGCTTGTGAAGGTGTATGGCGAAACCCGCATACCGCAAGGTCGCTACGAGTTGAAACTCCGCAAGCACGGAGGCTTCCACGCGAGGTATCAACGCAAGTATGGCGAGTGGCACAAGGGCATGATTGAGTTGATGAATGTGCCTGACTTCAAGTACATCTTGATACACATCGGGAACGACAACACACACACCGCAGGGTGTCTCCTTACAGGCACAACGAACGTCAACAGCAAGTGCTACGTCGGTTCAAGCGAAAGGGCATACAAGGCCATCTATCCCACGATAGCGGAGTGGCTTGATGGCGGCAAGCGTGCTTTCATTACAATCGATTACAAGTGAGTTGCATCGGTCTTTGATTGGTGTACATTTGCCGAAACCGAACTCCAATGGCGAAGAAAGAAACCACCACTCCCGTTAGCAAGATGACCGTGAAGAAGCCGCGCAAGACGGCTATCAAGGTCTATGAAGCATCGACTCCTCCACAAGCACCGAAGGCGGAAGCACCCAAGCCAGCGTCCACGGCTGTCGAGGTGTATGACCACGTTGCCAAGAAGGAGTTGAAGATGGGCAAGAGGCAATACGAAATCCTTTCAAAGACCACCTACACCGAAGGCCGGAGCAAGTTCCTGCGCTACACGTTGGGAAACGTCAAGAAGGCGGCAATCACGAAGAACGATTGACCGCCTCGCGCCCAAGGAAACGCTGTAATGTGTGTTGACACATGAAGAAACTACAGGAACTGCTCAAGAAGATTGGTCTATCCGACCAACACATCAGCACCATCTTGAAAGAGGATGCTGACTTTGATGTTCAAGAGGTTGCCGAAGAGGTGACACAGAACATCCAACAAGCCTTGGAGAACGATGATGCGTTCATCAGCAAGTTGAAGGGCAATTGGTCGGGCGAGGTATTGTCAAGCAAGGAACGATACTTGGTGAAGGCCAGCAAAGGGTTGCTGACCCAACAAGAACTTGACGGCTTGCCGAAGCAAGACCGCTTCAACAAGGTGATTGATTTGCTGATGGAGAAGATGTCCGCCTCCGCGCCAAACACCGATGCGGACAAGGAAATCCAACGTCTGCGGCAAGAGTTGCAGACGCGTGATGAAGCCATCCGCAACTACAAGGACGTTGAACTCCCTGCCGCGCTGAACAAGGCGGCTGAAGTGGAAGCAAACTTTCAGATACGCAACTTCATTGCCAAGGCAACCGGAGCGAAGAAGACGGTGTTGCCGCTTGAGAAGACCATTGACTTGCTCTATGGCGATGCCAAGGAGCAATACGACCTCAAGTGGAACGCAAAGCAGAAGCAAGTCACCGTCTATCAGAAGGGCAAAGACTTGCTTGCATACGGAGACAAAGACAAGTCCAAGCCGCTGGGCATTGATGATATCATTCCGTCCATCGGTGAGGCGCAAGGATACTTTGTCAAGAACAACGCGAATGAGGGCGAAGCAACCCAAACCGTGGTGGCAAGGTCTACCGATGTGAAGAAGGCAAAGTACGCTCTACCCGGTCTGGACAAGGCGCGAAAGCACGTTGAACAGACAGGTAGTTGAGCCGAGGGTATGCGGCTCATTTGAGGTCGGCCCAACCTGAATGAAGGGCATTGGAGGTGATGCGTTCAACCTGATGAAAAGGACGCGCAACTCAAAAACCTTTAGGCTATGGCCTCAATTCAACTTGAAGAACTCTGTACCACGGTACAGCAGAAACTGTCGGAACTTGCCGGAGACAACTATCCGGCAATGAAGCGTGAACCCACGGGCTTCCTTGATGCTGTGGTGAGTGATGTGAACCGAAGCGGTTACACCACCACCTATATGCACGATGATGGCGGTGGCAAACTCATGCGCGTAGTGCGCGAATGGGCGCAACCCATTCCTTACACCGATACGGTGGACGAGGAGCAATCCGTGTGCGAAAGCGGCACGGAGGAAGGTCGCATCTTGGACGTGGTGGAAATCACCCAGTACACGGGTAGCCGTGTGATGGAGTTCACCGAGGCCGAGTTGCGCAAGTATTGTGAGCAACCCAGCGAGGTTCAGACGATGCGTATCGCACAGCACATTGGTGGCGTGATGCGCAAACTGAACCAGAAACTGATTGCTCAATACCTCACCCAAGTTGGGTATAGCCCGATGGGTCAAGCACCGGGAACCGTCACGCTGAACATGCTTTACAACGATGGCGTGACCGAGCAACTCATCCCTGATGGCGAGGTGAAACTGATGGAGGACATGGCCGACATTGGCATTGTTCGTCCCATCGTTGTTGGCAGCGGGATTGTGTCTCGCTATGCGCGTCTTGCAGCAATCGGTTGTTGCAATGACTACGGACAGGATGTGAGCAACCTTACGGGTTCGTTCGCATTCTACCGCGATCGTGATGTAGAGATTGTTGCTGATGGCGAACCAACGGGCGCGATTATCGTTTGGAACCCCGGAGCCGTTCAACTGTCTACCTACAACAAGTATCGTGGTGAGTTCCGTCGGGTTGTGGAGAACCACTACGCTCACGACACGATGGTTGACCCCGTGACGGGCCTTACGCTGGACATGAAGTGGAAGTACGATGACTGCGCTGAAAAGTGGCGGTTGCAGTTTGGCGTACACCATGAACTGCATCTGCTGCCGGCTGACATGTTCAAGGCTGCGGACGAGCGGTACAAAATCAACTATGCCTTCCTGTATCAGGGTGGCGTGCTGACCCCGTAACCCAAACGAGCGCGAGGCCGGAGCAATACTTTGCCCTTGGAGTGATGTTGCGCTCCGGCCTCAACCTCTAACAAGCATTGCCATGCCAACAAACGAAGTACTGCGCAACGCAATCCGCAAGGCACAGCCGATGAAGCGTGCCGCCACATTCAATGTGTCAGCCATCGGCAAGCGTTCGGTGGCTTACGAAGGAAGGCCAAAGGTCTACGTTGCAAAGCGGGTTGACCCGAAGACGGGCAAGACGGAAGAACGCTATGGCACGCGACCTTTCAAAAGTCGGTTCACAATGGAAGGCATTGACACGCCCAAACCAATTAAGAAGCGATGAACATTCAATTCAAGAGCCTTCACTTTTCTTTGTGGAACCCTGCCGTTGAAGCGGTTGAGGCATTGAAGAAACACCGCGTGGTGGCAAGTGTTGTTGGCGATGGGTCACGCGCAACAATCAATGTCCTTGTTGCGCCCAAGAACCTCGATACAGCAACGCTCATCAACAAGGTGTTGACCAAGATTGCGCAACGGTACTCCGGCAAGAATGTTGACCTTGCGGTAAATGGCACTCAACTAATTCTTGACAAGCCTTCAATTGCGAAGGTTGCGAAGGTTGAGAAGCCTGTTGCCAAGGTTGCCAAGAAGGCCGCAACCAAGAAGAAAGACAAGGTCGAGGATGAGAAGCCGGAGCCAAAGAAACGAGGTGGACGCAAGACCAAAGAACTGACCGATGAACCTCCCGTGCATTGATGGTTTCATTGTTCCAAGGACGTTGTGTCCGGGTGTCCCCGTAGCAACTCCAAAGAGCGGCTTGTACGTTGAAGACTTGCCCGGTTTCAGCACGGTTAGCCTTGCCGCTGTTGAGCCGGGCAAGTACCTTACGGCACAAGCATTCATTGATGAGAAGATGAGGGCAGCGGGTCAGATGATACTTGACCAACTGCGAGTGCATCTTGGGCAGTACGTTCAAGAGGCGCAACCTCGCGAGAGTGGCACGGTGGGCAGTTTCGACACCAACACATTGGCTGGTGCGGCCACGAAGCGAGGAGTTCAAATACGAGTAGACGGAGGTGCGCTGACCACGCCAATGGTTCCGCGTGTGTGGCTGAAGTGTGAAGATGACATTGCAGACCTTGTGCTGAAAGTGTCAGACGGCTACACGACCATTGAACACACGATAAGCGTGGTGGGTGGCGGTGTCGAGAATGAAGTGTGGCTCAACTTTGAAGGCCGCAACAAGACGGTTCAAGTGTGGGTTGAGGACATTCGTTTCAAGCCGTTCACAGGAACCGCGAAGGGAACCAAGTTCTTTTCGTCATGCACCACTTGCGGACACTACTACCATTCAGCCTATCGTTTCATTGCGGGAGGTGGATGGGACGGCACAACCGAACTGACAACGCTCCTTGGCATTCGTGCGGAGGTCGTGGTGATGTGTTCCCTTGAGCCAATTGCTTGCATCTTGATGAAGCGATTTCGCTGGGCTGTGCTGTATCAATTTGGTGCGCTTGTCCTACAAGAGTGGCTTGCTTCGAGTCGCGTCAACTACTTCAGCATTCACAGCAAGGATTGGGCGGCAGCATCCTTGGAAAAGTGGGAGAGCGTTGACATCCCGAAGCACATGAAGCCACATCTCAAGACGTTGGCCGCATACGTCTCGCAGATGGACGAGCATTGCATTGAATGCGGTGTTGGAGTCGTGTACGCTCATTCACATCCTTGAAACAATGGCGAAACTGAAACGACCGACCGGATTGAAGGTTGTGACCTTCACCAAGAAAGCATCACAGCCGAAAGCCGCTCCCAAGAAGCGCACTACGGCAAGAGGGTGTTCCCGATGCTGACGCTTCAATTCCTTGCATCCAATGAGGGCTTGCTCATCATCAATGCGGCATTGCTCTCCATCGTTGCGTTCTTTCTAAAGTTGGCCGTTGACGTTGCGAAGCGTGCGCTTGATAGCATCCACAGCATGCTGGTCACTCAAGCGGAACAGAGCGAAGTGCTGAAAGCACACGCCAATGCAATTGACAGGCACGAACGTGCATTGGAGCGCATATTGACCGAACGTGGGTGATGTAACTTGCGCTTGTGGCAAACATCACACCAAAGCAAGCGGTTGGCCTCCTTCGCGGGATAACCGCAGGGCTTGAAGCCGCTTTGGAGGCTGAACTGCCGCTTGCCTTGCTTGACATGGAGGCGGACATCAAGAGGCGCATCTTCCTGAACGGCCTTGATGCCAACGGCACCAAGATTGGGTCGTACTCCACAGAGCCTATCTACGTCAGCATCAAAGGTGCCAAGAAACGATACGGCAGTCAGATACCCACGAGCAAACTCAAGGGCAAGGGCAAGGCCGACAGCAGCAAGAGCAAGTTCAAGAACGGCAACAGCAGAAGGAGCCAATACTTCAAAGATGGCTATTCGGGCTTCCGGAAACTGATGGACAGGGATACCAGCACGGTAAACCTTGACTTGACAAGCAATCTACAGAACAGCATTCTCACGGGAACCAACGGCAACATTGGAACAATCGAGTTCATTTCCGGCAATCTGAAGACCGGAGACGTTGATGGCCAAACGCTTGCCGGATACTTGGAAGAGCACTTTGGCGACAAGAAGATATTCAGCGCGTCACAAGGCGAAGTAGATTTGCTCAACCAAGCATTGGAGCAAGCCGCCAACGAGTACCTTCAACGCTTTCTGCCATGATAGACGCGATTGTTGCCAATGTTGCCGCGCAGTTGACCGCAAAGGTTCATTGGATTGTTGAGGTCAAGAGCATTGGCCGTCAAGACCCAACGGGAATACTTGTGAAGGAGGATGGCGAAGAGTGGATAGGGATTGATGACCGATGGCTTGGGCGGATGTACATACGTTTCCGCGATGGCGCGGAGATGACGTATGCGGATGCGCGGGTCACAAGCGCACCAAACATCAGCGTCACAGCCAAGATGCGTGCTGTGTTCATGCACAACTGCAAGAACGAACTTCAAGTATCGCGCTGGTTGACCTATACGCTTGCGGATGCGCGTGGCTATGATGAACTGCGCTATCGGACAATGCTCAAGGCATCAAGCACGGACAAGCAATACATCTTTAAGGAAGAGACGAAGAGGCAAGAGGGCATGAAGAACAACGACCTACGCCTCATCTTGGTTGACTTTGACATCGTCTATCGTGACGCTATCGTGCTGACCAACGACTGCATCCCTGACTGCCATGAGTGTTGATTGCCTCGACTGCGCGGAGTGCCTCAAGACCTACGACATTGGCACGATTGATTGCGGTGACGGCTATGCCGAGATGCCAATGACTCCGGCCATGACCGGAACATACACCGCTGTGTTTCGATACTTGGGCGTACTCATCCCGTTTGAGTTTGAAGGAACCGCTGGTCAGCCATTGCTCGTTCCCATTACGGGCGTGAACGAGAATATGCGCCACACCATCTACATCGTTGACCCCGATGGAGACAAGGTGTTGTGGGGCGTGTACGATTGCTTCCGCTTCGTGCTGAACAAGGAACTCACGCCAACACGTTTCAGCGTTCCGTGTTCGCCATGCCCATCAACGGAAGGTTGCCTGTTCACGTTGGCAATCATAGTCAATGGCGAAGAGCAGAGTCCAATTGAAGACCTTGACCCGTGCGAGGAGAACACGATTGACCTCAACATCACAATAGAGTAGAATGGCAACGGCAACATTGAATGTGACCACGTCATTGGCCGATGACTCCGTCACCAACGCCAAGTTGGACAATGTTGCGGAAGCAACTTTCAAAGGGCGCACGGACGGGAGCGGAACGGGTGACCCGCAAGACATGGATGCTGACGATGCCAGCGACATTCTTGATACAGCCACAGACCCGTTTGTGAGAACATCATTGGTTGGAACGCTTGTCGGCCCTGCTGGCCCTGCTGGCCCTGCTGGCCCTGCCGGAGCGGACGGAGCGGACGGGTTCGGCACAGCGTACTATGGACAATGTTCTCGTCAGTCGAGCGGTACAATCAACATCGGAGCGGCTGGAACCTATCAAAGCACAGGGCTGTCGGCTACGTTTGATGCCAACGCGTTCGGTGTTGCCCTTGGAACAACTGACACGTTCGCGCTCAAGAACACATCTGCGCAGACAATTTTCGTTGAGGTGTACGGTAGCGCAGATATTGATGCGGGGAACAACAAGGTGTTGGGCATCAAACTTGCGAAAAATGGTGTGCCTATCGACGAAACGGAGTGCCGTGCCGCAACAGGAACCAATGCCACGTTCGCCAAACTAATCACCAATTGGATGATTAGCCTTGCGCCCAATGATGAGGTTGCTATGTATGTCACCAATCATACAAGCACGGGCAACATGACCTTGCTTCGTGGGAGACTCGTTGCAAACACCGTAGGTAGAGAAGGAGACGTGTTCGGGTCAACACTCATCAACTACACGGGCGGCTTACAGAATACCAATTCAAACACGCTTGTGGATGTTCACGCGTCCACGGAGGTTGTCATTCCGGCCGCTGGCGAGTATGAGGTTGAATATGCCGTGACATATTCCACAGCGGCAACAGCGGTTGGAATATGGCTTTCGATTGATGGCACCGCAACGACCAGTTACATCACAGGCGTTGTTCAATACGAGACACAAGCCGGAGACCGAGGCATAGGGCAGTTCGCGGCTTACAACGGAGGGCGAGTCTCTCCTTCTTCGCTTGGGTCAAATTGCTTGGGCATTGTGCAATCGCGCATCATAGCCACATCATCGGGTGTTGTGTGGTTGCGATATGCCTCCGAAGTGAACGGACAGAACGTGAGCATCAACAACGTAATTGGGCGCATCAGGCGCATCAAATGATGGCTACGCTTGCACACCTCTTGTTCTTTGCTATCGGCACGGGCTTGTTCGTTGACTTGCTCTTCTTCGCGATGGGTGACCCCAACCACGGTGAGGTGGCGCGTGGTCGCATATTCAGTCGTTGGGGTGAGTACGTCTTGATGCGGACTGAATATCGAGCGCACGACATAGAAGTGGAGCGCGAACGAAGGACGGTTGAGCATTATGAACGCGGTGGTGATGGCTTCATGCCCGTGTACAACCCCGTGAATTGGTGGAAGATGCTTGTATGCCCCAAGTGCTTCAACGCTTGGGCAACGACGATTGTGTTCTTCGTGCTTTTCCTCACATCGGACATGAGTATGTGGTGGTTGGCCGCAATCGTTCCCTTCCAAGGCTTCAGCAACATTGCCTTGGCGATTGCTGGAAACACGCGCCAATAGAGCCTTTTAAGTTATTTTGCAAGGGCGCATTCGTTCTTCGCACCTTTGCCTCCTAAATCAAGAGGCATGGAACGATTACAGATTGACGAACTCATCTTGGCCGAATGGCGCAAGGCGGGTGGAAAGAAGAAGTCCTATGGGGAAATAGGTGATGCGGTCTTCAAAGGAGAGCGCACAAGGCTCAAGAAGCCGTTGGCGAAGGCGAAGCCAATGGCTGACAAGCGCAAGTCGGAACTGATTGGGGCGTGGAACCGTGGCGGGGCAATGGCCGCTCTGCGCCCTCGTCACCTCATCCGCCTTGCTGAATACTTCAACGTCACGGACATCAAGCAACTCATTACTGAATAACCAATGGAGAACAACAACACACCCACAACACAGCACAGCGCATTAGACGTGTTCAATCCCGTCAAGGAGCGTTGCGTTCAACTCTTTGGAACGGAAGCAAGGTTCGTTCGCGAGGCAACTCTATTGCTTCAAGTATTACACGACAAGCCCGAACTACAGGCCGCGACACGGCAAAGCATCGTCAGCGCGATGCTTCGCATTGCTTCAACGGGACTGACAATCAATCCCGTTGCCAAGGAGTGCTACATCATTACCCGCAACACCAAAGTGCGTCAGCCTGACGGCACAGAGCGTTGGGAGAAGCGGTTGGCTATTGAACCGAGTTACATCGGCTTGATGCGCCTTGCTACCGACACGGGTGCTGTGCTTGGCTTTGAAACACAAGTGGTATGGCAGGGTGACCAATTCGATTTCGACCTTGCGCAGAAGAAGCCCAGCGTACACAAGCCGTATTGGGTGGTTGGCAATGAACGCGGAGAATTGCGCGGTGTATACGGCATTGTGACCCTGCGCGATGGAAGCCAACAACCGGAGCAAATGGGTGCTGATGAGATTGAACTCATCAAGAGCAAGAGTGAGTCAGTGAGGGCACAGCGCAAGGCTATTGGCGAAGGCAAGGCAGCGGCTCCTACGGTGTACGATGAATGGCTTGGCGAGATGGCGCGAAAGGCTCTTGTGAAGCGACTGCAGAAATGGGTTCCAAGGAGTCAGACGAGCCTACCTTTTCTGAACGCGATTGACGTTGACAACGAGGGCTTCGACCTTGCGCCACAACGTGATGCTACCTCCGTGTTGAAGAGGCGTGTTGTGGAGGCTCTTGAGCGTTACAACGGCCTTGACAAGGATGACATTCGTGAGATGTGCCAAGAGAAGGCCATCGCGGGTGAGTTCACAGAAGAGTTTGGCCTCAACATCCTCAAGCAACTTGAGCAATGAGGATAGATGTTCAACAAGGCACGGCTGAATGGTTTGCCGCTCGTATGGGCATGGCGACAGGCAGCGAATGGAAGAAGGCCATGACCGGAGTGAAGGAGTGGTCTGACACGGCAATGGGTTACGCCATGCAACTTGCGGCAGAGCGCATTGGCGGTGTTGATGAACACATTGAGACACCAGCGATGGCGCGTGGGAGTGCGCTTGAAGCGGATGCCCTTGACCGATATGAGGAGATGCGCTTCACCAAGGTGATGCGCGGCACGTTTCACGTTCACGATACGCTTGCGCTTGCTTGTTCGCCTGATGGAGAATTGCCTGATGGCATCATTGAGGTGAAGTGCATGAAGGCAAGTAAGCACGCGGCTGTGTGGCATGGAAACACTTGCCCCGATGAACACGCGACACAGGTTCAATTCAACCTTTGGATAACGGGTGCGGGATATTGTGACTTCGTCAGTTACCATCCCGGTGTTCCGGAGCGTCTGCAACTCTGCGTCATACGAGTTGAACGCGATGACAAGGCAATTGCCGCTATTGCCGAACGTGCGCAGAGGTTTCTTGCGCTTGTAGACAGCATCAGCGCGAACCTTGGCGCAAGCGCATGGCGTCCGTCACACACTCAATTGAATGCTGATGTCATACAAGGGCTTGCACGCTGATACGGGCTATGGCATCGTACACAAGGACGTTGCTCTTTTCAGCAACCTTACGATGAAGGCGCGTGGGTTGTACGCGATATTGGCGTGCTGGCCTCAATCAGAGCGGTTGAGTATTAGCGCGGTGCTACGCATTGTTCCGGACGGACGCGATGCGGTCACGAATGCTTGGCGCGAACTGCAAGAAGCCGGGTTGATAGGGCCAAAGAAAAGTGGCGCAAATGTTCGGGTTACCCGAAAGATGCACGCACCGAAAGAAGTCCTCAAGCCGAAGAAAAGCGATGCTATTTTTGGGGTAATCCCAAAGAAGCACGTTGCGCCTCCCTTAATAGTAAGTACTACTAATGAGTTAGAACTTATTAGTAATACTGAAAGCGAACGCGTCAGCATTCTTCGGAAGAGTAGTGTGGGATGCTTTGAAGCGTTCATGGCGTTGAAGGTTGCGATTGATGCGGATGCCGCTGGTGTTGATGTTGAACACTACTACAACGCCATACTTGAGTGGAGCAACAAGAAGAACAAGCAACTCCGCACCGCGCACGGATGGGTTGATACAATCAAAGGTGCCATCCGCAGAGACAAGCAAGCGGGTAGGCTGAAGATGAAAGGCCACGAAGAGGCGCAACACGATGACCAATTACGTTTCTTACAACTTGGGCGATGACACAACTTGCACAACGCACACCAAGCCCCGCTCGTCTCTTACAGGCGTGTGAAGAGAGCGGCATACACGTCACATCCATTGAGCGCAAGATGCTCAAGGGAGCGGCCTACAACAAGATTGCGGACACGCCAACGAATGTGTTGGTGCAAGACGCAAGAGCCATCATTGCCAACGTGATGCGCGACCTTGGAATAACGCGTCAACCGGATGCCTATGATGGAGCGCGGTTTGTTGACATTCTGAAGGAGTACTTCGCATACATGACCATCGTTGACGTGAAGCAAGCGTTCGAGATGTTCGTGATGGGCGAGTTGGATGACGTGTTACCAAGAGGCAAGGATGGAAACGGGTTCCAACACTATCAGCAATTCAGCGTGTCGTTCTACACCAAGGTGTTGCAAGCATATCGAAGCAAGCAACTGCAATCTATGAGGAGCGTTGAAGGACGCGTGAACCTTGCGTTGGTGAAGGAGACGGAGCGGAAGCGCGACAAGTCACAGGATAGGCGCGAGGTGCTTCGTATCCTTGAAGGGGTGGCAATGTCCTATGCGCGTGGAGATGAGCCGTTGTTCGTGATGACGGCATTGGCTGAAACAGCGTTCAAGCATGCTGGCCTACTGCCGAAAGACATCATTCCAAGCGAAGCGGACATCATCGCGGCACGCCAATCATTGAGCCGCAACAAAGACCAATCGGTCAACAGCGGCTTCAAGAACGCTATGGCAAGCGGACAGATGAACGATGACCTTTACGCGGCAGGGGCAAGCATCGCTGCCAAGCGGTTGTTGCGGACATCGTGCGAGGCATTGGGCGAGTGTGGGGTCAAAGAACGCTTCCGCCTCATCAATGCGTAAGGCGTGGAACAGCACCTTGAAGCAAGGTGGCCCAATGAAGCGCACAGCATTCAAGAAGGTGCGCAAGGCAAGCGGAGAGCGTGCTTTGTTTGAGCGGCTGTATCTTGGATGCCAAGGAAGAAGCGAGGTCAGCGGTTTGCCTCTCTTGCCTCCATCACATTCAATGTTCCACGCACAAGGTTCGCACCTATTGCCGAAAGGAACGCATCCCGAACTGCGCCTTGAGCCTTGCAACATCGTGATGGTCACGGTTGAGGAACACAACGCGTGGCACGGTACGGGTGACAAGCGCAAGTTGATTGCGGTCAACATTGGATGGAAGCCCGTTGTTGAACGCTACGAAGAACTCAAACGCACGAACCCATGAAGTTTGTCAAGAATGTGAAGTATTATCGGGGCATCGTGTATGAATGGAACTTACCGACAGGAACGACTTGTCCGTTTGCGATGGAGTGCAAAGTCACGGTTGATAGGCTGACGGGCAAGTTTGACGTGAAGCAAGGTCAGTACAGATGCTACGCGGCTAACCCGGAGAGGTTCCCCGGAGTGCGCGAACATCGGTGGAACAACTTTGAATACGCGAAGAACGGAGGGCATCCAATACCGCCAAAGGAGGCCAAAGCCATTCGCATTCACGCGGCTGGCGACTTCTTCAATCAGGCGTACTTCGATGCTTGGTTGTTGGTTGCGCAGTTGCACCCGAAGATTGAGATGTGGGCGTACACCAAGTCCTTGAGATATTGGGTCAATCGTTTGCCGGAGATACCGCGCAACCTGATACTGACAGCGAGTTATGGGGGCCGTGAAGACCACTTGATTGACGAGCACAACCTCAAGAACGTGAAGGTGTACGCACGTTCAGAGGATGTTCCTTCCGACCGACCTATTGATACCAACGATGATTGGGCAAGGACACCGGATGTGAACTTTGCCTTGCTCGACAACTTCAAACGAACCAAACGAAATGAAACGAAGGACAGCAGTTCAAGAACCGCCATTCAAAACAGGTGATACCTTGGATGTAAGCAGATGGAACAATCAGACGCGGTACAAGTGGATTGCTGAACCTTGCATTGCGCTCAACGTAGTTCACAGCGCAAGGTTCCTCACCAACTATGGCGTCACGGTCAAGATGATTGATGGTGACTTCAGAACATTGGACAGCGGATGGTTTCAACACATACAGCAATGACGGTGTATTCATTCATGCTCGACGTTGCTCCGTTGCCAACAACGAACCGCAACATGATTGTTCATCCGAAAGGAGGAAGGCCAATGGTTGTCAAGACACCCAAGGCGAAGCAGTGGATGGAGCAAGCCGTGTGGTTGATGCGCGACTTCCGCAACAAGCAGATGGCACGCTCAATTGATGAGCGTGTTGCCGTTTGCGTTGACATCTACAGGAGGTCAGAAAGCGGAGACATCGACAACTACGCCAAAGGAATACTTGATGCCTTACAAGCATCGGGCATCATCAAGAACGACCGTTTGGTTGTAGAGTTGACCCTGCGCAAATGGACAGACCGCAAGCGACCAAGGTATCACATCACGATATCCACATTGGGCCACGCCATCGTTGATGAACTTCCATTCGAGAGATACCCCAGCACAGATGAGCAACAATGAGTTCGATTGGAACCCGCAATCCATTGATGAATGGGCGTGCTATTGGAACGGAATGCACCTTCATGCCAAGGCTGATGGCCGATGGTGGGTGATGACTGATGCCGGAGACATCTGCACGTCAAGCGACCAGCAGACACCGGGACGAGACGTACAGGAGGCCATGCAACGCGCACAACGGGTAGCCGTTATCCTCAAAGGATGCAAGTGATGGCAACTATTATCACCAAGTGGGAGCGCGGCACATTCACGAATACCAAGTTGCGCGAAGCACTCAACAACGCGGATGGGGAATGGTTGGAGGTGACCGTGCGGAAGGCACGTTACAAGCCGATGCCATCAAGCCACAGATACTATCGTGGCTACCTTTTGCCTGTGTTGTGCCAAGCAATGAATGAAGCAGGATGCGAGGTTGAAGGTAGGCGCATAGATGTTGAATGGCTCCACAAGCATCTGAAGGCAATGTTTGCTGTGCGCACGGAGAGCCGTGGAGATGACTTCGTTCACATCATTCCAAGTTGCGCGGAGATGGACAAGCAACAGATGCGCGACTACATCATGCGTGTTGAGCGGTACGCTGTTGATGAATGGGGTTGCCAAACTATGGACATCGAATGAAGGCTCTCTACATCCTTGGCACAGGAAGCGGTTGGGCCAACAACGAGATACGCTATTCCTTGCGATCACTTGAAGAATGCACGGAGGTGAGCGAAGTGGTCATTGTTGGCGCGAAACCGCCTTGGCTCAAGAACGTGCATCACATTGCTTGTCGCGACATGGGCCGTAACAAGTTGCGCAACACGATAGAGAAACTCCGCGTGGCTTGCGTGAGCGGACATTTGAATGAGCCGTTCTTGCGAATGAATGATGACTTCTTCTTCCTTCAGCGACACATCTCGTTCCCGCTCTACGCAAAGAGGAGGCTGGCGGATACGGTAACGCGCGACAAGGGCAAAGAGGGGTATTACTACAAGGCCACGCGCAACACGCTTGCGATGCTTACGGAACACGGCATCAACAACCCGTATGACTACAGCATCCACTTTCCTCTTGTGATGGAAAGCGAAAAGGTGTTGGACGTGTTGAGCAAATTTCCGCCCGAAGAACACGGGGCATACTTGTTCGGAACCGTCTACGCGAACCTCCACAACAACACCAAGCCTATCATTCGTCCTGACTTCAAGGTGTGGGCGTGGAAGGATGAGTTCGCCTTGAGTTCGTTCGTCAGCACAGACAACGGAGCGGTGATGCAAACATCCTTCCGTGAATGGATTGCCACAAGGTTCCCGAAGCCATCACGCTATGAGCGATAGATTGGCGGCATGCTGGAACACTTGAACCTCACACCGGGAGCAATCATCATCATGTTGCTCTCCATCATCATCGTTGAAGGCGGTAGGCTTGTTGCAAGAGCAAGGAACAACCCAGCAAAGCGACAACGCCTGTCCGTCAAAGTGTGGATGAGCGATTGGGTCAATTGGGCCACTCTTGCCCTCAACTTGCTCACGTGCTTTGTGCTATTGAGCGTTCGCGAAAGCATCGCAGAGTTTGGCGGAATGACTATTGGCGACCATCAACGCTTTGACTTGTTCTTTGCCGCGTTGATTGGAAGCGGTTCGCAGGGTATGTGGAAGATTGTCCTGAAGGCGGGAGACGTATTGTACGCAAAGAAGTGAAGGATGCCCCTATACAATAAAAATTGACGTAAGCAACTTTATTTTTAGGTGTAGTTAAGAGTTTTGGGAAGGTCGGAAACCTCAATAAATACATAGTATATAGAGTGAGGCCCATCTATAAGCCCATTCAACACAAGCATTAAACGGCAAATCCGTCTGAAAGGCCAGTAAATACAGGGAGAGAAAATTATTTTAGGTCGCACGCTTGTTTATTGCGGTATTAGCCCTACATTAGGGCCGTTGTCGTCACGGCAACGGCTCTTTAAATACTGTATCGCCCGACTAAACGAATGGGCCCCGCTGGCAGTAGCAGTGAATGCTCCGCCTTGCACGTAGACCACAGCGCAGATATCCTTGGAAACGTGCCCAGCCGTGGAGGGTTTAGTCAATGGGTGAGACAGGTTGGCCAATACGAGAATAGCGAACTCGTAGCTGATGCCGCTCCATCAAACCATATTAGGTGTGAGGCCATCAGCGGGATGAGAAAGTAGCAATCTACCATAGCGCAGTCAGGAAGAAAGTCAGGCGGTTCGAGTCCGCCTCTGCGCTCACAGGTCGCACAAGTGACCCAACAACGACAATGAACAACCTCACAGCCCTCCTTCAGCAAGCCACTCCTTCCATCGTGAAGCAGTACAAGAACCGCGTTCACTACACATACGAGAACCTCGTTCGTGTGATGGGCGGCACCAACTTCAACAGCGTCTACAACCGCAAGGAAATCTTTCAATTCCGCGCAATCGCTGGTTGCCTCATCAATCGTCAACAATCCAATTTGGGATGCGCACCATCTGACTACCGCGTTGATGAACAGCGCATCGATGAAGTTGCAGCACGCCATGCAGAAGCAACCATCATTGAATGGGCGATGAAGATTACCGCCAAGGTGAACGAGTTGACCAACCATGAAGTGTTCGCGATGGACTCAACCTCCTTCACGATCCGCGGCCATCGCAACGGCCATGCCGTTGTGATTGAGCAGCAGATGATTATCAATGTATCAAGCCGGGGCATCCTGTTCAATCAGTTCCCCGCCCGTATCTACGTCGATGGCAAGTTCATCAGCGAAGCCAAGTACAAGACGATGTTTGCATAACCACCACCAGCACCAACCTCAACACCCACAAACAATGGCAACTCAACTCCGCCTTCAAATTCGCATTGAAGCAACACAGGCCAACTCCTCAACGAGTGAGCGCAGGGCATATCGAGAATTGATGCTCAACAGGCGTGGCCGTCACTCGTTGGATGCAACGATTGAAATGCTGACAGCCTTGCGTGATGCAACCAGCCTATACAACAGGGAAGCCTATATCACGGTAGGCTCCTTGAACCAATCATACGCTGACGAGGCTAACGCGGCCAACAGCAACAGCGATGATGCTCAAGCCCCAATGCCGCGTCTGCAGAACAATGCTGCAGTCCTCCGACGCCTCGATGAGGTTCACGCAATGTGCACCCGTCTGTTGATGCCGGAACCAATCAGAACCCTGCCAAACGCTGATGACGCTATGGCGGTCTTGAACCTTGACAACCTCGACCAAGCGTTCATCAACAACGAAGACATTTGATTTGAATTGACCCAACAACACCCACAACACCCACAACAACATGAGCAACGCGAACAACCTTCCCGCACACGTAGAGTTCACCACACACACCGGGATGAACGGCTATCACAGCATGGTCGGACGTAGGATGGACAATGTGAACGACAGCAACCCGTACCGCATTGGATTTGAGGTTGAGAAGATGAATGTCACCGCCAAGAGCCTGATTGAGGCTCACGAACCTTTGGCTCCCGGATGGGTGGCAGAGCGTGACGGTTCGCTTGATGGTGCTGGTGCTGGCGGCTATGAACTCATAAGCCCCGCCTACAACATCTGCTTCCAAGAGCGCATCAACACGGCACTCGAAGCAATGGCAACCTTCATTGATGCGGAACCCGCTAACAGAGCGCACGCCAATGCTTGTGGCGGACACATTCACATCAGCGACAGCCGTGTCACAGCGGATGCCTTGGCTGACCGCATCAAGCCGTTGTTCCCATTGCTGATGGTGATGTATCCCACCCGCCTTCGCAACGCCTACGTGAATTGCAACAAGTTCGGCTACATGAAACGTCGGACTGGTAACAAGTATCAGCCGTTCTACATCCGCTCCAGCGAAATCGGCAGAACGATAGAGTTCCGCATCTTCCCGCACGTCAAGAGCGTGAAGCAACTCAAGTGGCGTATGCGCCTCATCTGTTACTTCCTCAACGCTGCGAAACACGGTTCATTGACCTTCGATTGGATGGCGAAGGAATTGATGAACAGCGGAAGCGGCTTGTGCGCTATCCTGTCGGAAGTATACACCCAACAGGAACTGAAACAGAAGGCCACGATGTATTGGAGCGCAGCGGCATTCTTCTTCACGGACAGGCCATTGCACGAGGTTGTACAGCCTGTGTTTGGCGCGGCACGGATGAACAGGACGCCAATTTACTGACAAGGCTGGGGGCGATGGTCGGCCTCGCGGGGTTCGAGTCCCTGCGCCCCCTCAACAACACCGCACCGGACGGCATCCGGCAATCATCAACACCCACGACGATGAAAGAACGCGAAGAGTACTTGCGCATACGGAAGCAAGCAACCTACGACCAAGGCGCACCCGATAGGCGTGAGCAATTCGATGCCCGTGTGCGCACGGCACTCGGTAGCGGAGTACACACACCACAACGATGGGTTGAGGTGGCACGTGCAACGGCAGTACGTTGCGGACGATGTGCTGGCACGGGGATGTTCATCACGGGCATGGTGAACGGACAACCCGTTGGCAACGGAGGGCAATGCTTTCGTTGTCGCGGCAAGGGCAAGCAGACATACGCTGACGGCAAGCGCAACATGGCCTATGACCGTCACCTCATTGACACCATCGGCCTCTAACACCAACACGACCATGAAGACCTACACCTTCCGTTGCATAGTGACCACGCTGATGTGGGACACCGTAGACCGCATCAGCCACCACGTTGACATTGTTGACACCATCGATGCCGTGAGCGAGGAGGAGGCGCGACACGCGATGTACGAGACCTACGACCCCATCGTCTCTGTTCGCATAGAGCAGCAGTAAGTAGACACACAGCCCCCGGCAATCGTGCCGGGGGCAATCATCAACACCCACAAAGCAATGTGCATCATCATCGACAACGCAGACAAGAAGACGATTGCCGAAGCAATCATTGAACGGAGCGCAAGCATCAACAAGGACGGCTACGGGCGCATTGACCTACGCACAGGCAAGGTCATCCGCACCCTCAACATTAACGAAGCCAAGCGTCTTTGCGCAGAGCGCATTCCAGCGGTGCATCACTTCAGGTACGCAACCGTAGGTGGCAAGGGCATCGACAACGTCCATCCCTTTGAATTGAGGGGCGGATGGTGGATGATGCAGAACGGCACGGTGAGCGGTCTAGTCACCCGCAAGGGAGAAAGCGATACGGCATGCCTTGCGCGGATGCTGGCGGACAACGTGCATCACGACAACTACGCCAACGCATTGAGCATCTACGACTCAAGGTTCATTCTTGCGCACCCGGAACACGGAACCTTGCGCATCGGCAAGTGGCACGAACACAACGGCATCTACTACAGCAAGGACAACGTGTTGCCGGAGGAGACAGAATTGCTTGCGGTGTACGGCACGTTGCGCAAGGGCTATCACAACCACAGGCTGATGCACGGGTCAAAGCACATAGGCAACGGATTTACGGCAGAGCGGCACAGGATGCACGGAGAGAGCATCCCATTCGTGTTGGAGGGCGATGAGGCAGGGGTGGGCGGCAATGTGCGCGTGGAGGTGTATGAGGTTGCGGCCACAGCGTTGAAGGGCGCGATTGATAGCCTTGAGGGTCATCCGAAGGTGTACACACGGAGGAAGACGCACGTGGTGCTTGATGAAGGGCGCACGATTGAATGCTGGCTGTACTTCTACGACCATGCGCCTCTGCCCAACACGGTGTTCTACACGGACTACTCTTTGCGCAGGGCGCATAGGGTCGTTCAGAACACTCCAAAGTATTCCACGTGGAACTTGTTCCGCAAGGCGACACCGAAGCCGCCCTGCCCAACGTGCGACACGGCATTGGCCGACTATGACGATTGGTGGTATTGCGAGTCGTGCCACCACGCACGGGTGAAGTGAGATTTGTTTTGCTCAACATCGGCATGAGCAACCGACGCAAGGTGGCGCGTAGCCCATCATCAAACACCCACATTCACAATGAATGTAGAGTTGAACAACTCAACACGCAGAGACCTCCGGAGCGTTGTTGAGCGCAAGGTGGCGAGAGCCATCGAGACAGGAGGCACGCACGCTTACGAAGCGTGGGAGCGCATGAAGGAACAGGGCCGGATGATGGAAGATTGGCTTGTGCCGCTCAACAAGGGCGGACGAGTATGGTTCCATCGTCCGGATGTTGACGGAGCGCACGTCAACATGATTGCAACGGAGGCAAGCGGCCATGAACTCTTTGCCAAGCCGATGCACCGCAATGCTGTTGAGCAATTGGGCGGGAGGCTGAACATACCCGGTGTGTGGCTTCGTAACGTAGTGCATGGCCTCGATTGGGAGCGCGGCATGGCTACTTCGATGCTGAATGAGTATGCGCATCACGCTACTGAAACGAATGCGCTCATTCGCTCCGTTGGTGGCGAGATACGGGCGGTGTTGAGCGACCGATACAAGCCGCTTGATACGGTTCCCGTGTTCGGGTCATTCTTGACCTCTGCGTATGCGCGTGGCGGCAAGTTGTACGATGGCGCGTTGACTGACCTCAACTCCTACATCGAGGTGTTGATGCCGGAGGTTGTTGATGTTCCGGTCGGCAACGACCACACGTTGCACATCGTGTTCGGAGCGCGTATCAGCACCAGCGACTTTGGGCGCGGGTCGCTTGAGGTGCGTGGCTTCTACGTTCAAGGCGTGTGCATGAATGGCATGGTGCGTCACAACGCTTTGCGGCAAGTACACCTTGGCAAGAGGCAGACGGATGGCGGTGACATCTTCACGAACGCCACGCGGCAACTGCAATTGGACACCATCAAGGCGGAAGTGGCTGACGTGACGGAACACCTGTTGAGCCTTCCGTATCGCGAGGAGACGATACGCTTGATACAACGGGCTGTGGGCATCGAGGTTGATGTTCAGCGGGAGGTCAAGAAACTCAAGACCTTTGGCTTGCTTGAGTCGGAGATACTCGAGATTGATGCGATACTCCTTGCCGGACGCTTGGAAGACGGGGTGGTTGGAAGCCCGTCTGCTTGGAAGGTCGCGCAAGGCGTGACTGCGATGGCACGCGACAAGGATGCGACACGCAAGCGCGAGGTTGAGGTGATTGCGCATGAATACCTCACCTCGATGATGAACTGATGAAAAGGGCGGGGCGGCATGGTGCCGCCCCGCTTACTCTTTAACCTTCAAACAACACGGACATGGCAGACGAACTCTTCAATCAGATTGCGGACTTCACACGTTCACGCTTCAAGAGCGATATCATGCGCAAGGCCTTGGAAGATGTATGGCTACACGGGAACCTTGACAAGCGCACATCGCTTGAGAATGTGGCTCTTGATGGCACCGTTCTGAAGTACGACAACAGGCTGACCCAACAGGTGTATAACGCTCTTGAGGTTGCACGCAAATATGGTGACCAATGAAGAACGAACACATGATACGAGCGGAGATAGAGAGCCGCCTTGGCTTTGAAAGGGCCATACATCGCGACACGTTGAACCAACTTGGCTTTCGGTTCACGGACGAACACGACTTCGTGCAAGAACACGGCAAGAATGTGGACACCTGTATTCGTCTTGCCGCTATCCTGTTGGAGTACGCGGTTGATTTACGGAAGGCAACACCCAAACACTTTACCGATGAACAGAATGGAGGAAAGGCTTGAACGCCTCGGCATTGTAGGCTACTTGATTGAGCGCAACGGGCCACGCTTCTACATTGAGCGTGTGCGCGGACGCGTGCAATTGATTGACAGCACGCGCACATCACAACGGGCGTACATTGACCTTGTCACCTACGCGCCACACTGCACAACGTCGAGCGATATCAACAACCGCTATTGGTGCATGGAGCGCAACGAAGAGGTGGAGCGCAAGTTGATGCCCATTGCGCGGTACTTGCGGATGATTGGGATGACGAGCGATGCCAAGCGACCCGTGTACTCACACCAGCGATGGGTTTACACAAGGCTGCACCAAGCGGGTATTCGATGCCACATTGAGCGCAAAAGGATTGTTCTCGACCACACCACGATAGGAGGGATACTGCCTGTCAGCATCAAGCCGTTCGTGGCTCTTGAGGCGGAACACGAATGGAGCACACCGATGCAATCGCAACGTGAAGTGGAGGACGCGTTCGGCTTGTCGCAAGGCGTAAGACTCCGGGTGGACAACGCTGGCCGAATGACCTTGTCGCTGGCGCAAGAAACAATCAGCGAGATCGAGCCAATCATAGGCGAAGTGAAACAAGTCATAACCATACCCTGATGGCAAACTCTGATGACCTCCTTGGGCCTGACCCACAAGACGAGTATTGCATTGATTGCGAGCATAGACCCGCTGTGCGCGGTGCGCTCTGCTATCAATGCTGGATGGAAACCTTTGACGAGAACAACGAACCCAATAACCAACACGAACATGGAGCGTAAGGCATTCATTCTCTTCGCGCAGACGAACCCGTACCAAGCCAATCGCGACTCATTCTTCAGAGGGCGCACCAAGGTGGCTGCTGGCATCGACTACGTGACTCAAGACCACGCCAATCTGTTGTTGATGCAAGATTGCCTCACGGAGAGCGACAACTACACCGCGACCGAAGACGGACGCATTGTGCGCTACCTTGATGATGCGCCATTCCCGAAGTATGCGGTCATCATGGAGCGCGGTGCGCTGGCCTATGAACACGATGGCAAGGTGTGGTGGTACTGTGACATTGAAGAGTGCGATGACGAGGAGATTGGCATAGCCATTGATTGCCGGGTCATCAACGAGAACGACTTGAAAGGAACCAAACACGAAGTGAAAGATGCGCTGTAAACACAACAAACTCAAAGCAATTCTTCGGATAACCCGAAACATTGCGCTCTGCCTTTTCACGTCATCCGCTGTGGCGCAGAACACTACTTCAATGATGATAGAGTTGGGGTACGAAGTAGACCCAACGCTTCAGTACGAAGGCACGTGGAGCAAGAGCGGTGACAACACGGTTGCCTATATGCAAGCGTCCACGATGTACGGATACAAGCAACTCCTTGATGCGTGGAGCAAGTTGAAGGTTCAACTTGATGAGAAGTACGGAGAGGGCGAACGGGTGCGCAGCGAAGTCCAAGCGTGTTCCTATTGCGGAGCGGCAACGGACTACTCGAATTGGCACACCTCCATACAGGCCGGAAGCGCATGGATAGACATCGCTGATGACTACGATGCCATTCAATCAAGATTGGTGTTGAAGGCCACAAGCAAGGGGTACTTCCTGTTGTTCATCGCACCGTGAGTACATTCGCGGCATGCATCATCGGTTCGTTGTGTCGCAAGAGACCTTTGACTCCATCGTTGAAGGGCGGCTCAACTTTCTGATGGTGCATGCCGAAGATGTTCAATCACGCGACACCATTACTCTTCAGCGAGACCATTATCCGAGTGGCGTGACAACGGAAATCGAAGTGACGTATGTTCTCACGCAACCGATGCACACGGGTCTTTTGAAAGGGTGGTCAGTCGCGGCAATACGACCAAAGAGATGAAGTGGTTCAAAGAAACAATTCCGGGCAAGACATTGCTCGCGCTGATTGGGCTTGTTGCGCTGGCTTTCTTTGCCGGAGTTCTTGCGGCCACGATAGCCGTGGCTTTCAAATTCGGCTGGCGGATAGTGTGGTAGCAGATATACCTTCGTTGGGTCGCGGTTGTTGTTGTCTGCGGCTCAACATGAACGGGTGGCCGTGCGTGGGTGTGCGGCCCCCGTTCAACACTTTCTTGAAATACTGATGCGCATCATCATTGAGCCAAGCAATGAAGCGGACACCAGCCTTCCGCCCAATTGTCTTCACCATCGCGTTGTGATTGAACATCCAAGCGATGATGTTGGCCTTGACCACGTTGCCTTCATGGTTGCCCAAGCGTTGATAGCCTTCGGATATCACGAAGCGCACGTCAAGGAATACGTCCAAACACGATGACCTTCGCACAATACATCACCCGCAAGCAAGGCTTCGGCAAGACCCGATGGCCTATTGCCATTCTCATCCATCTGTTCAGCGTTGTTGGCACGATGATGCTGATACAGCAAGGCCAAGCCGTATGGACACCATTGGCCTTGTCTCCAACCGCGTTGCTCTGGTACGGAACGTTCATGAATTACAAGGGCAAATGGGTGTAGGGTATTGGTGGCTCGTATTGATATGGGCCGTGATTGTTGCCGTGTGGTCAGCCTACGATGACTACACGCAGATTGAAGATGGGGAGGTCATTGACCACCCGACCCAATGGGTCATACGCGCTATGGTAGTTGGCTTTCCCGCTTACGCTGTACAAGGCTTGTTACTTGCGGTTGCTTTGGCATTCGTGTTCAGCGCGGTATTCCGCCTTGCGCTGAACTTGATGCGCGGCTATCACCCGCTATACATAGCACCGTGGAGCAGCACCTACGACAAGGTGTGGACGGCTGTTGCCACGTTGTCGTGGCCGAGCGGTGCGGAGACGAACAATATGCGAGAGTGGTACTTTCGCGTGAGCCGGAAGCACATTCATCACGTTGGCCTTGTGGCCTATCACGGAGAGTTGTCCCTTGCCGCAACGATAATCATCTACCTATGCCAGCGATAAAGTGCGCAAACGGGAAGTGGAAATGGGGTGAGCGCGGAGCGTGCATCTACATGACCAAAGAGAAGTGTGAGCAAGCCGGAAAAGCAATTCAAGCATCGCAACAACGCAAAACAAGGAAGACCTATGAACGCTGAACTCCTACCAATTCAAAGCGTCGTTCCCAACCCGGAGAACCCGCGTGTCCTTAAAGATGACCGCTTTGCCAAACTCAAGCAAAGCATTGCTGACTTTCCGGAGATGCTTCGGAAGCGTCCGTTGGTCGTGGTGAAAGTCGGTCGCAAGAAGCACATGGTGCTTGGCGGCAACGCACGATTGAAAGCGTGTGTTGAACTTGGCTTGAACGAAGTTCCCGTTATCCATGCCGATGATTGGAGCGAAGAACAGCGCAAGCAATTCATCATCAAGGACAACGTCAATTACGGAGATTGGGATTGGGAGTCACTTGCGAACGTATGGAATACAGACGAACTGAAAGATTGGGGGCTTGAGGTTAAAGAGTTTGAAGCAACCCCTGACTATGCTCTTTTGGACGACACCAGCGTTGACACCACCATCCAAACAATGGAAGGCGGTGTCAAGCGTGCAATCATGATTGAGTTCAACCCGGAAGACTATAACGAGGCCTTTGAACTTGTCAAGCAATGCCGACAGCGTGGGTTCTACGTCGGACAACTTGTAATTGACAAACTGAAGGCGGAATTGGACACCAATGAACTTGACATTCGTTGAGTTCTCGAGAGGGTTGATTGAAACCAATGACATTGACCCTGACTACGTATTTCTGAAGAATTACCGTGAGCGCAATGGTGATGAGTTGGCGTGGGAATTGGTGAAACTGAAACTGCTCATCTACAACCTCCACGCTGAATTGTTGTACCACGATGGACACTGCGCCATTGAGCAACTGAAATTCGGAGCGGAGCGGAGGAAGCAGAAGCGACACTTTCCCCAATGGTACGCAACTTTGCAGCGCGTGAAATTTGAAAGGCTGAAACGCTTTCAAGGGGTTGACTACCGCCTATTCAAGCAAGAGTTCACAAAGTTGAACGGTATGGGCGATTGGGCTGCGTGGAAGTGCGCAGACCTATTGCACAAGGTCTTCGGAATAGCCCTTGTGTTTGATGAGGATATCTTCCTTGAGGCGTATGAGTATCCCTTGAAAGGCCTGTTATTGCTGAACGGACAACCGGAAACAACGTCAACGTATCGCGACAAGGCAACATTTAGAAAGCATCTTGGATTGGCGAAAGAACTCGCAAAGGAGATAGGCACATCAGGCATTTGGAACGCGAACAACATCCTTGAATTGGAGACGATGCTGTGCAAGTATCACTCCTACAAGCACAACAAGTATGTCCTTGGAGATGACCTTGCTCACGTGCGCACAATTCTTCACGACCAACGCTTGCTCACGCACCACGCATTGTTGCCATGACTTACAATATCGTAGGTGCGGGTCTCGCAGGTTCATTTGTTTCGCGGGAGTTCAACCGTCTTGGCATAAGCCATCGCGTCTTTGACTCCCGTGAGCCTTTCGCCTCATCCGTGATTTCCGAGAACCTGTTCAGCGATAGCTGGCTCAAAGGTCTTCCATACGTTCGGGCATCACTCAAGCATTTGTTTGATAACTACAACGTGTTGACGAAACGCTTGCGCACAAACGCATCTGTGCAAGATGTGTTCCACGTACCAATTAATGATATTCTTGTCAATCAATACACCTTCTCAAAGGTGACGAAACTGAACGAGGAAGGTCTCTTTTGCAGGGATGAGTTCTATCCCGGCATCAATATCGTTTGTGCTGGATATTACACGCGTAAACTCATCGCGTTGCGTGACCTTGACGCATTGACGGGACATGGGATGTTGTTTGAACCAACGGAACACAACGCGGGGCTTCCGGAAACCATGCGCCATTACAGGCCATACGTGCATGAGAAGATATTGCGCTGGCACGATGGCCGTGTATGGTATGGGGACAGCACCACCATCAAGCACGAAACATACTTACACAAGCAGAACGAATACATCTCCCAAACAATCCAACGGGCAGCGAAAATAGGGTTGCGCGGCAATTTCGAGATGAAGTACGGTGCGCGGCCATTCATCGCTGGAAACAAGAAACGCTTTGGTCTATTCGCGAAAGTCGCGAACAACAATTACGTCCTGACAGGCGGGTGGAAAGATGGGCTTGTCATTTACCCATACCTCTTGAACCAATTGAAGCAAGCCATAAACGCTTGAACGCATGAAGACTGAAACTTACAACGGCATCACCTTTGAATACCGTGAAGGCACAAGTGATTTGAAGACTTTTGAGGAAGTCATAAAGCGCAACTGCTACGAGAAGAGAGGCAACAAGGTTCAACCGGGAGAACATTGGTTCGATTGCGGAGGCAACGTAGGCGCATTCACTCTCCTTGCTTTATCCAAAGGCGCATCCGTGACCGTGTTTGAGCCTGACCCGTTCAACTGCAAGATGATTGAGCGGAATTTGATGTTGAACGGATGGAACGCGGATATCAGGTGCGCGGCATTAGTTCACAACGACACGAAGAAGGCTAATATGTATGTAGGGAACAACGGCAACGTGTGGCGCAACTCGCTGTTCAAGAATTGGAACGGCAAGGGCTTGAAAGTTGACTGCGTCAAATTTGATGATGAAGTGCCTGACGGTGTTTGCGTCAAGATGGATATCGAAGGAGCGGAGATGCCAATCCTCGAGAACACACAAAGACACTTCGCCAAACTTGCCTTCGAGTGGAGTTTTGATATTGACCCAAGCCTGACGAGGTTCTGGTCAATCATTGACCGCATGAAGGAACAATACACCGTCAACTTTGAAGAACACCGAACATGCTATGACGACAGGCGGGAAGCCTTTTGGCAGAAGTCATGGTTCCCAGCATGTTCAAACGTCTTTTGCTATGCAAAAGAATGATGCGGAGAAGGCCTATCAGACCATCTTGCTGGTTGGAAACTGCGGGTCAGGCAAGACGTGGGTCATGAAGCAAATCCTCGCTGGACTCACAACGAAACCAATGATGTTTGGCCTATTCAAGTTTCGCTATGACGTACAACGGAGGATTGCGGTGATGGGAGTTTATGATGGTTCAACTTTCGAGGGAACAGATCGAATGACCATGACCATCATGCTCGACTTGGACAAACTCAAGAAAGCGCAGAGCCAACACCGCTTCACCATACTTGCAGAGGGTGACCGCTTCACCAATTCAAAGTTCATAAACGGGATGAAGCCGACGATAATAAAGATTGCCGATGATGGCGCACACGGACGCTCCTTACGCCATTCAACACAGACGGAACGACACATCAGGGCGATTGCAAGTAGGATAGCCAAGGTCAACGAAACGTACCTTGTGCCGGATAGCAATGCGGCTTACGAACTTATCAAGCAAATCACGCGATGAAGGAGTTACAACTAATCAAGGTTGAACACCAAGTAAAGGTTGGAGACGTATGCGGAGCAATCATGCCAAACGTCACCGAAGACTGCCTTTTCATGAACGGAAGCACGCCTATTGGCTTCTACATCCGGGACATTGGAAAGTATTCAGAACAGGCATTGAAACTTGCTCACGTTGCCAATACTGAGTTCCTTTCAGACAGAGTTCCGAAGACTGTTCTTGCGCGTGCAACAGCGGTAAGGGCGAGGCAACTTGGAGGAGACAACAAAGGCGTGAGCCAAATGTCATGTATCCTTGGCTCCGTTCCCCCAAAGGCGTTGGTTGGCCGTAATTATCCAACCATCAGTAGCGTTCACAGCAAGCCATCAGCAAGGAACTTCGTCAAAGCGATGCTGTTGCTTGCCAACGAGAGCGAGCATATTATCAAGACGATTGCCCCCAACATTTGGGAGACCCAGCGTGAAATCATCCAAAAGACCGTCAACAAGCGGTGGAGGTTTGGCAACCTTTGGACTTCCAGCATCTCCAATTTCAACATCTCCGCACCCTTCCATAGGGATACGGGGAACATTGAAGGTTGCGTCAATGTCATCATCTGCAAACGCAAGAACTCAATTGGCGGAAACACCACCGTTCCTGACTACAACGCTACGGTCGATAGCTGCGACAACTCCATGCTTGTCTATCCGGCTTGGAGGAACGTCCACGGGGTGACGCCAATAGAGCCAACGCATGAAGGCGGTTACCGTAACACACTCATCTTCTATCCCCTCAAGGCATTCATCAATATTGAATGATTTGGGCCGAGAACAGAGGAGAAACAAAGGAAGCCCAACTCCCGGATGTCCCGGAATGGTAACCGATGCTACGGAATGCTAACTAATGCTAACCAATGCTAACCGATGCTAACCAATGCGAAGGCGTGCTAACGAGTGGTAAGCGCGTTCTAACGCCTTCTAACGCCTTCTAACGCCTTCTAACGCCTTCTAACGCGTGCTAACGCGTGCTAACGGGTGCTAACGAGTGGTAAGGAGTGGTAACGGATGCTAACGGATGGTAACGGGTGGTAACGGATGCTAACGGATGCTAACGGATGGTAACGGGTGGTAAGGGGTGCTAACGAGTGGTAACGAGTGGTAACGAATGCCAAGGCGAGTCAAACA